TCGGGCTTCGAACAACAAACAGGTCTTAAGTGGCCCTTTGAGGGATGACACTAAATAATGGCTGATGATCAACAGGCGATGTGGGGGAAGCTTCTCAGCACAATGGCGTCCATTGAGTCTCACTTGAGTCAAGCCAAACAGGCGCAGGCTCAGGGTGAGGTTGATAAAGTGGCTCAGGAGGCTGCGAAGGTCGTCTACCACAGCACCGAGGCTGACAAGCTCGCAGCCGCCATGAAAAATGTCAACAAGGAATCAGCGACCCAAGAGGAGTTTGGAGAGAAGAGGCTTGCTATTCTTAAAGACCAACTGGCTACTCAAAAAAGTCTCGCGCAGCTCGAACACGAAGGCCAGGACGCCGCGATCAAAAAAGCCGCAGCTATCGAAAAGAAAATCAAAGCTCAGGAAAAGTCAAACAAGCAACAAGCGAAAGCAGACACAACTGTAAAGAGCATTTTAAAAACAACGATGGGGATCACCGACGTAAAGATGGAGGATACAGCTTTGGGGCAGATACTTGATCCCACCAACTGGTCCAAGCTCGCTGCGTCACTGAGGGAAAACCTCACACTGAGCAAAGTTGCGGCATCCATTTATCTTAAGTTTATACAAGCAACCATGGCGCAGATCGTCGCTCTAGATCAAGCTCAATCATCCATGCAGCGCTCCACCGCGCTCGGTGCCGATTATAACGATATGCTCGCGGACAACGGTGACGCTCTGCGTAGCGTTGGCTTGGGCTATGCCGAAGCAGGGCAGGCTATTACAGCACTACAAGCAAACATGAGCAATTTTGCTCTCCTGAGCAGGGAAGCTCAAGCAGACCTTTCTCTTCTCGCTGCTGCTAATGAACAGCTTGGCGTTAGTGCCGATGTAAGTTCACGCAACATGAGCACGATGATGCAGGTGCTAGGCATGACCACCCAAGAAGCCATCAATCAAAGCAATGAGCTAGCAGCCTTGGCTATAAATTTAGGTCGCCCACCACAACAAGTTGCAGAAGATTTTGCAGCCGCCGCCCCACAGCTTGCCCAATTTGGCTCACGCATGACCGGGATGTTTGAAGAGTTGCAGATTCAAGCCACCGCCACGGGTGTCTCGATGCAGGAATTGCTCAATATCGTAGAGCGGCTGGATACTTTTGAAGGCGCAGCCGACGCAGCGGGTCGGCTCAACGCGGTTTTGGGCGGAGGGGTGCTTAACTCTATGGACCTCTTAGCGGCTGAAGGTCCTGAAAAAATAGCATTGCTTCAGCAAGCATTTCAGCAGACTGGGCATAGTCTGAGTGACCTAGACCAACGCACTCAGCGATATGTAGCTGGTGTGTTAGGCGTTGACGTAACTCAGGCGAACCGCATGCTCTCAGGTTCTATAGGAGAACAGACAGCCGCGCTTGAGGCTCTAGCCACTGAAGAGGCAGACCTTCAAGAACAACGCCAACAAGCAGCGAGTATCCAGCAAAAACTTACAGCATTGATGTCTGCATTTGGCCTGGCAGTTGCACCCCTTGTTGAAATGATTACTGGGATATTGACCCCACTAAGTGCATGGATATCAGAGAATAAAACATTATTTCAGGTCTTAATGGGCGGCGTCGTGGTGCTGTGGGGTGTTCGCAAGGCAGTACTTGCCACCCGCACAGCGATGATAGCCGTAAATGCTGCGGGCGGCTTAATGAAGGCAATGTACCTCTTGTTGATTCCCGCCCAAGTCGCCCAAGGCGCAGCCGCAACTACAGTCGCAACCACGAGCGCACCCGCAGCCGCAGGACTCACGGCTATCGGCACCGCTGGTAAAGCGGCTGCACCGGGGCTCTTTGTTATTGCTGGGGCTGGTTTTGTTTTGGGGCTCGCAATCCTTATGATCGGCGGCGCAGTTCTTATGGCAGCTTATGGCATGAGCCTCCTCGTAGACTCTTTTCGCGACTTCGCCGCAGCCATTAGTATAGAAAAGTTAATGGCTTTATCACTACTGGGTCTCGCCGCCCCCGGCTTTCTCCTCGCCGCCGCCGCATTACCTTTTCTGGCGGTTGGCATCGGCGCTCTTGCCCTGGCGCTAATGTTGCTCCCCGAACAAAAATTAGTATCCCTTCAGGGATCATTTGAGGCTATCGACGGCGCAATAACTGCTGTGGCTCAAGCACCAGACGCGCCCTTAAAGATTATGGCAGTAATCGACAAAGCGAGCGAACTAGCTGATAAACAGCTCGTACTCAGGATGGATGTACTGTCTGCTACGGCTGATATGATTACGAGCACTTTCAGTGATTTCTTTGGTTCCGAGGGTCAAGCCTCCCAGGATGTTGTTTTAGTGCTGAAGGACCGCGAATTTGCTCGCGCCGTGAATGCCGTGGTGCAAGACAACCTACAAGCAACTGTGATGAGAGGGTAACCAAGAATGGATGACGATGATGACATGACTTTTACCTTAGCGGAAGCCGAGGGCGTTGATATGGCGTTCACTCAAGAAGAAGCCGACGCTCTTGCAGAAGATGATATCGCGGTAGACTCCAGCACTGGCGTGGGGTTGTTTCGCAGCACGAGCGGCACGAGAGGATTCCAAGACCCTTCGGATTTTCAAGCGAACGAGCTTCAGCAATTTATTGAATTTTATCACCTCCCCAGCAGCCGCTCGGTGCGCTTCAAAGCCTTTGTGACTGGCTTCAAAGATAAATTCACGTCAGAGTGGAATAAAGAAAACTTGTTCGGTCGAATGGACCCCATTCAAACATTTAAAGGGACGCAGCGCACCATAGATCTTCAGTGGGAAGTCCCAGCCGCCTCTCTCCGCGAAGCCCGCGCCAATCTAAAACGAGCCTCTCTTCTTTTTAATATGCTCTACCCCGCTTATGATTCAGGGGGGATCATGACAACCCCGCCGTTGTTTAAATTAAAAATGATGAACTTGATTCAGGATAGTTCCACTACAGCAACTTCTGGCGGAAGCGCTAAGCACGTTGGATTATTGGGCACCGTCGGCGGCTTCGAATATGACCCTGATTTTGAGGCTGGTGTTTTCCATGCTGGTCCTGGCAAAATATACCCTCAGGTGATACGCCTTTCATGTACTTTTACTGTAAACCATACTCACATAATTGGGTGGGACAAAATGGGAGACTATTATGATAACAATAATAATTTTCCTTATGGCGACGGCGCACGCTCTCCTACAATTTCGGGAGCCATCTCCGAAGTCTTGCGCGGAACTGGCTCCCCCGACGCTGGCGATGAAGCAGCCGACCAGGGGCTAGAAACGGGGACAAACGATGCAGTAACAAGCAATACTGCAACCGCCGACGAACTAGCTGCATCGGAGTCGGAACTTCTGGGAGATTAAAATAACATGTCAAGATATAGAAAAAAAAGCCCTCTTTTGAATGAAGAAGATTCTTATGTTAACATTTTTAAGGAGCGTGGTGTAAAATATATTCGGCAATACAGCACCGCCAACTTACACCATCCCACGGTGGCTCAAAGGGCAAAACTTAAGAGAGTTAACCATGTATGGAAGCTTGGAGATCGTTTTTATAAACTAGCACACAAGCATTACGGCAATGCAAAATTATGGTGGGTCATTGCCTGGTATAATCAGACGCCCACAGAAGCTCATCTTATTGTGGGGCAAACCCTTAAAATCCCATTCCCTCTTGACGATGTTCTGTCGTTATTGATAAATAAGTAAAACATGGATGACGAAGAAGAAACACCAGAGGAGGACCCCCCTGCAACTGGAGGGGCTGAAGTGGAGGAAAGCTCGGCTAGAGCCGGGGTGTCCAGCTTCCTCACGCAGGTCGGAGCCAGCATCGACGCCACCGTCGCTGACCTTACCGGGGATGAAGCAGGTCAGGTCGACGCTCAGCGACGCCTCTCTCGGGCTCTCGACGGCACAGCCAGCGCCACCGAGGAAGAGCGAACCATCGCCCAAAGCGGCGAAGAGAGTGTTATTGAAAATGCCGAAGCACGCGAGGCAGCTAGGAGTTTCCAAGAGCAGTGTTACCTGCTCTATAACTGGAGAAAGTTCGCAGACTTCAATCGTGACGTAGCATACCGGCGTTTTATGAAAATTCATGATGGGGGCAATTCTCCGGCGGAAATGCTGAATGCAATGACTGCAACCCCGAGCCTCGCGGAGGCAGTAGAAGAGCTGCCCGCTGTCTATTCATCGCTTGTTCCCAAAATACGTCTGTATAAAAGTTATCAGCCAACCGCCGATCTCGACGCGGAAGAAATAGATGTAGAAGTAAAGTTTGATAACTTCACCTCAGACGTCCACGAACTCATGGTATCCGAAGCAGCACACCGAGGACAGGGTGCAGGCATAAAGAGTTTTGAATTTAAAAATACGGGCAACATGCCAGGCGCTGCTGTGCGCTCTCTTGAGGCGACACTGACCTTACACCTCAACTCCTTGAGCGATCTTGAGGTGATCCGCGCCCACCCCCGCGACAACCCAACTGCCGATGAAGCAACGTTAGCACTTTTAGAGAACGTGGACCCTGTGAGGATCATTGATCTGTTTACCGTTTCGTCCTCAACGGGCTCCGATAACGCTGGCCACAACCCAGCCCACTATCGAATAAAAGCGGTGGTGGGATGGGAGACTCCCCGCCAGGCAATCAGCGGTGAGCAAGAGCTAGAAGCCCTGCGCGAGTTTACCGCTCGCACAAGCCATACTTTCTTTTTAGAACTCACCACACATGAATTGGACTTGAAAGAGGACGGCACCGTAGGCGTTAGCATATCTTATATTGCCACTTTAGAGAACTCACTTCGCAGCGCACAGCCTGGCGACAGCGACGTTCTATTCGGTACGTTGCCTCCCATTGATCAACAACGAATTGCCCAAGAGCGCATAAATATAGCCGCCTCCCGAGAAGGAATGCAAGAGCAAGTTTCTCAACGCGGGTGTGAAGCACAGGAGCGCAGCCGAATGGCAGGAGGCAACCAAGAAGCCCAAACTGAAGCTGCACAAGAGGCGAGAGAAGAAGCAACTACTGCCGACGAAGAGCGTGAAGAAGCGATACAAGCCCAGGAAAACCGCCATCGTATGGTGCTTTATCAAAACTTTCTAGAAACGTTGATAGAATTACATGGGCTGCGATATATTGATGTAGAAGGTGAAGAGCTGGGAGTTGTAAGCCGCCGGCTATCTTGGAGTGACGAAGTCTCGTCGCTCGCATCCGCCTCTCTTGGGCTAATGGACGCCATAGGACTAAATCCTAGCGTTACCAGAGGCGCCGAGCGTGCGGGTCTCGCGACCTCATACGACGAGGCGCAAGCCGACCTCAGCCAAGGGCAAGTGAGCGAAGAAGAAGCCCGCCGCCGCCGCGCTGAACGCGGGGGTGATATGGATATTGCATCTCGCATTAAAACAGTGAGGTATAACCTAGAACACACGGGTCGAGCCGGGAATGGCGCTTTGGACGACCGTAGTACTTTTGAGACAACTACCACAATTTCGGGGGATAATGAAAACCCTTCGGTTAATGAGCAGGCTCTCCAAGGAATCCGCAGCGCCACTGCTGCTTCTCAAGACGCTCGTGTTGTTGAACTTCAAGCAGCGCAGGACGCAAACATCAATGACGGTATTCGGGGTTTGGGTACAGCCCTCCGTAACAGGGGTGCAGCCTACCATGGCACGCCTGAAGGCTTGTCCCAAAGCCTGATTATGGCTTCGGACACTCCGCGTGTCGAAGCGGGCAAATTTCGAGTTTTCTTTATTTTCTTGGGAGACCTTCTGGATGCAGCCCTCTCTTTCATCGAAGCAACGGGCACGAGCAAGGACCTGCGACGAATGCGAACACTGGTGGGTCCTACAGAATTTATAGATCCAGCCACCCCCGAACGGGTTCGCAATTATGTAAATTTGGCTGATGTTCCGATTTCATGGAATGAACTTCAGAAATGGTTTGGGCGTGAGTTCATCGCAGCGGATGTGTTACAAATTTCATTTAGCGACTTTTTAGCCAAGGCAACTGAGGGTTTACTACGCTCTGCGTTTGGTCCCAGGTGTTTTGAGAGTGACACCGATGGGATGGTTGCCTCCTCTGCTGTTGTTACTTCCAACATGTTCCAGCTAGCGACCACAACTGATCCCTTTACCCAACGAGTGCCAGAGTTTCCTTATGGAGGGGGGGTGGTAGAGTTCAGTGCTGCTTTGTTTTCTCACGATACTGTTGCTTACACATCTGACGAAAATTCCGACTATCTTTTTATTTTTGGTCAAATGCGCGACCCCACCAGTTTAATTTTTGATCCCACTCTTCATGGTGGCACACGACGCTCCCGCGATGCCACCAAGGGCATCTATCACTTGCGTCACGGCGCGGCTAAGGGCATTGTAAAGAGGATCGCTTTCAAGCGTAAAGACGATCCTCAATTGCGAGCGGCAAATATTGCTCGCGCAGCCCAAACCAACTCTGGGACTAATCGGTTCCGCGCTTTGCGTGAAAGATACGATGCCAACGTAAGTATGTTGGGGAACGGCTTATTTAAGCCGGGAGATTATGTTTACATTGATCCAACATTTTGGACCCATGGTTCCACCCCCGGCTCTATCATTGCAACCAACACTACGTTTAAGGGATACTACTCCGTCCTAGAATCTAGTTCATCTATCGAGTCTGGCAAATATGAAACTGAGATTCGCTGCGTCTACCAGGCAGACGGTGAGACTTCGGAGGATTATTCCGGTACACGTCCCCGCGCCACGGCGAACGCTGCCTGCGAGAATACCTCCCCACAGTCTTTAGGGCAGAACCCCACGTCGCCGCCAGCCCCTCCTACTCCTCCGAGCGTTAGCAGCGCTGCCGGGTCCGAAGGCGCTTCATAAACTATTTAGGAATATATACGATGCCCCGCCCCCCACAAGGAAATAATAAATTAGGCGCTTTTGCCGCTTTTGCCGAACGAACTGCCTATAGGCGATATGCCTATCCCGCTAACCTTCCTTTTATTGATTTGTGGGAAAAAGGACATCAGCTTTATGGGAAGGTAGATTGGCATTACAATGCACGTCTTGTTAGAGAGGACACTCTGAAACAGTTGCCTGGTGGAAAGCGTAATAAAAAAACACTTTTTGCTTTAGATTATGTGGCTGATGCTTTTATGGATCTTAAACACTATTATGAAGACGCCGCCCGCGCCGGGATTATTTCCTCGACGAGTAATATCCTGATGAACCCACAAGCCGCTTGGTCCAATATACATGACACCTTTCACGAGTACAATCAGTCGGTGTATTCTATTTTTATGGAAAATTATTTGTCTCAAGAAGCAGTTTCGCGGAAGATCACGAGCTTTAGTTTATTTTTAAAACACTTCCTTCGTTTTGTGGCAACCGTCCCTCGCGGCACCTCGATCACTCGGAGTGCGTTTGTTTACTCCAAGTTAACACCCCCCAGCGCCACCGGGTTGTTTATTGAGCTTGCAAAAGAGAAGCACGACGACGATGCGGTCAAGTATAACAAATTTTTAAAGGATAAGAACTTTCATTTTTATGTAAAAGCCGCTGAACGCTTCGGCTTTTTAGTTGATAAAAACGCACCTTGGAGGCTCGTGGCTAACTTGCGCTCCCCTGTTATGCAGGGCTATATGGAGTCTTATGGGATCGCTCCTGAGGATATGTTTGATAATTACTATTTTTATGCTTGCGATCATGATATAGACGCCCTGAAGATGTACTTTCGGGCGTATTACGAGAATTTTATTTTACAACACCCTACAGTTAGTATCCTGTCTCACAAGAATGGTGTTACTTGCACGCGGGTGGTGAAGCGTGCCCCCATCGCCGCTTCCGAAATGAATTCAATGGCAGACCTTATGTGGCTTCGAGCATACACTTATTTGCGAGTTTACGAATCCGACGCCAACTGGACTCAACAGTATTTCGAAACCCAGATGGCAAATATTAATGAATATTATAAAAAGAATACCTTACAAAATACTCAAAGATATGTTAGTCTTGATTTCAAGGGATGCCACTTACCACCACCGGGTGCAAAAAAAGACTTGACACCGGGAACGTTAGGTGGTAAAGTGGAGTTTCCTGTTCGAAGGAGCAGCAACCCGCTGCAATTCTAAGAAAGAAAAAAGAGTATACTTTTGCTTTTTCAAAGCCTTGATAGCAAACAAGAGTGTGTTGGGATATATGCCGATGGTCGTATCCATTATAAAGACTTCCCGACTTCTTTGACTAAAACATGGAGCTACTCCCCTATTTTATCAGGGGGTTCTGTTGAATACGCACAGATCTACACGGGGGGTCTCTCTTTGACCGATGCGTGCCCCACCAACCTCAGTGATGAGTGGGCAGCATCACAGAAAAAACTTAAGGCTTTTTTGCGGTCTTTCAAAGAAGCTAAGATCTCGCTGTATGAGAACTGTTTTTTTGATTTGGTGCCCGAACGATTTTTATTGGAGTTCTTTTATTTGAAAAACGAAATTACCGCATCTGCACTTGAGAAGCACGCTCGCCCTCTGAACCATGATTTTCTAGCGTCGATGGCTTCTCTCCTTCATGAAGTCTCCAGGCGCCCATTGAATATAAATAAGGGGGCACTGCGCCCTCTCTTGGGCACCGCCCGCGCTCGTGATTTTTGGAAAAAGTTAGACGCATCCGCGCATATTGATTATAATTTATTTGGCGCAAAGACCGGGAGACTGACCACCAAAAAAGGGAGCTTCCCAATTTTAACTCTTGACCGCAACCTGCGCCGCGTCTTGGAGCCCACGAACGATTGGTTTGTGGAGCTTGACTTCAACGCGGCAGAACTACGCACCTTGTTGGCTCTCAGCGGCTCTGAGCAGCCCGAAGGTGATATCCACGAGTGGAACATTGAAAATGTGTTTGGGGGCTTAGGAACGCGGGAGGAGGCGAAGAAGAGGGTGTTTTCTTGGCTTTATAATCCCTCCTCCGAGGATGCTCTCCTTAGCAATGCATATGATCGAGACACTGTAATAAAGCAGTACTTTGATGGGCGAGCAGTTAAAACGATCTTTGATCGAACGATGGAGGTCGACCGCCGCCGCGCATTGAATTATATTGTGCAAAGCACGACAAGTGATTTGTTTTTAGACCGCGCCAACGCCGTCAGTCGCCTTCTGAAAGACCACCAGTCTCATGTTGCTTTTTTCATCCACGACAGCTTGGTGCTGGACGTGTGTGATGAGGAGAAGAGTGCCCTTGGCGCCCTCATAGAAGAGTTTGGTTCCACGCGGCTAGGAGACTATAAGGTTAATGTGAGTGCCGGAAAGAATTTTGGCGACATGAGGAAAATACGATGATAGAATATAACAAGCTGGTGAGAGATAAAATCCCTCAGATTATTCAAGAGAAGGGGAAAGAGTGCGATTTTCGAGTCGCGCCCCCAGGAAGCATAGAGTACAAAGTAGCTTTAAGAAAGAAGCTTTTGGAAGAGGCACAAGAATTTTACGAAGACCCTTCTGTTGAGGAGTTGGCAGACGTGCTCGAAGTCATCGCAGCTATTCAACAGGCAGAGGAGGTTACTGATGTGGATATCGAGTCAGCGCGGCAGGAGAAAAACTTAGCTCGTGGTGCCTTTGCTGATGGGATCATCTTAGAGAGGGTCCTGTAAGGTGGATGTTGTGGTCGGATTGGGGTCCGTCGGTTGTGGGATTGCGGAGGGCTTTCGTAACTATCCCCAATATCAGGTTTATAAAATCAACACCGGGCTCAAGGGTTATAAGAAAGATGGCATTTATAGTATGCCTAAGCAAGAAACCCATCAGGAGTACGAGGCAAATTGCCCCTCTTTCAAGCGTTTTTTTAAAGGGCTTGCTGGAAAGGAGCTTTTGTTCGTTGTGGCAGGAACAGATGAGATTTCCGGTGCCGCCTTGCAGATCCTAAAGACACTACACCCTATGTGTTCGGTGAGCATTTTATATGTGCAGCTTGATACCGAGCTTATTTCGGCAGAAGCCGCTCTCCAAGATCGTCTTACATGTGGAGTGCTGCAAGAATATGCTCGCTCGGGCGTCTTTAGGGGGATCTATTTGCTCAATCAACTCAACCTTGAGCTTATCTTAGGAGATCTCCCGCTCAAGGAACACCAGAGCCGTTTAGAGGCACTCGTCGTGAACACTGTTCATATGATTAATGTTTTTAAGCATACGCCCCCCGTGATCGATACAACTTCCAAGCTTCATGAACTGACCCGAGTGTGGACTTTTGGAACGGTTAACCTAGAGACTGGCGAGGAGAAGAAATTCTTTCCTTTATTGGCTCCCACAGAGAGGGTTTTTTACTATGCCATCCCTGAAGAGGACATTGATCGCGACCCCAAATTACTCTCTAAGATCAAAAAACAAATTAAAGATGCAACTGATGAGGAGTGTCATGCCTCTTATATGGTTCATTCTACGAAATATGAAAAGCCATATGTGTATTGTCTATATGGCACCCGTTATGTACAGCCAGTCTAACTGAGAAGAGGAGAGGGAACATGGAGAGTGTGTGGGTGATAGTGCAAATTGTGTTGGGGCTTTTGTATGCCAATATGGCTGAGTGGGTTTTCCACAAATATGCCTTTCATGTGTTGGGGCGCAAGAAGAAGAGTATTTTTGCTTTCCATTGGTGGAGACATCATAAGCTTTCGCGCCGACACGGGCATATTGATGAGGACTACTTAAAGCCTTGGGGCTCTGGGAAAGAGTTGTGGATTCTTCTAGGCGCAGGGCTTCTTCACTCTCCTTTATTTTTGGTCGCCCCCGTGTTCACCTTAACTCTTTTCTATGGCATTTTCAATTATTACTATGTGCATAAGCGCTCACATACTGATGCAGCTTGGGCGAAGAGAAAACTGCGCTGGCACTACGAACATCACATGGGGAAGAACCAGAATAAGAATTTTTGTGTCACAAAGCCTTGGTTTGACTGGGTTATGGGCACGCGAGTTAAGTACGATTATCTTTTTGAAGAAAAATGAAAATAGTGCTTGACTTTAGAGTGGAGATGGTGTAGTCTATGATCATCCCAACAAAGGAGAGGAAAAAAGAACAATGAAGATTCACGAAGCAATTTTTAAGAAGAAGGACGGCAATCAACGCCTGATGAATTTTGTCAGAGCAACAGATTTGCCCCAAGCCTTCGTAGAGAAAGTCACCAAGTCAGGAGCAGTGAGTTCCCCTACGTTGCCCGAAGGTATGGAGATCGTCTGGGACCTTGACAATTCAGCCTTCCGCGTATTTAACTGGAAGACAGTTGTCGGCGCGGTGAAAGAGAAGCAAGCTGACCCAAGCGTGCTACACACACCGCTCTGACAAAAACGCCGAAGTCGCCGTGCCGACATCGAGAGTGAGTATGTTTTGTACTTAACAAAATGGAATTTATGTGTTATGTTTAGGAACACTTTTACAAGAGTAATAAAAAAAAATAAGGAGATAATAAATGGCTATTGACCTAAAGAAGATGCGGGAGAAGCTCGCATCATTGCAAAATCGCGGAGGCGGTTCTTCACGTTCGAGTTTTTGGCGTCCTCAGGATGGCGATCAACAGATTCGTATTGTTCCCACTGCTGACGGTGACCCTTTCAAGGATCGTCACTTTCATTATAACTTGGGCAGCAATGCCGGCTTCTTGTGCCCCAAGAAGAATTACGGGGACTCATGTCCTGTGTGCGACTTTGCTTCCGCTCTCTATAAGGAGGGCACCGAAGAGAGTATGTCTATGGCAAAGAGCCTTTTCCCACGCCAGCGCTTTTTCTCTCCGGTTTTTGTCCGTGGAGAAGAGGAGAGCGGCATCCGTGTTTGGGGCTATGGCAAGATGGCTTATGAAAGCCTTTTGAGCCTTGTGTTAAATCCTGAGTATGGAGACATCACTGATGTGATGGAGGGGACAGACCTCAAGCTTACTTATGGTAAGCCCCCTGGTGCCAACTTCCCCGTTACCAAGCTGGTTCCGTCGCGGAAGACCTCCACGCTCTGTCAGGATAAGACTGAAGAAGAGTGTAATGCTCTCCTTGAGGGGATTCCTGATTTTACTGCGCTCTTTGAGCGCAAAACCACTGAAGACGTTCAGTCGATGCTAGACGCTTATTTGTCTGGGGACGAGTCCGCAGAGTCACGCTCTAATCAAACGGAGAAGTATAATAATTCTACTCCTAATGATGATAAAAATGTTACACCCGCTGATTCTGTTGAGACCGCTTTTGCTGAGCTTCTAGGAGCTTGACGGCTTCAATCCGCAGGGGGGCACGGGGTTACAGGTGTCCTATATTTTTAAAACGAAAGAAGAGTATCCATGAGTAAAGTAGAAGATGGCAACACTGTTAGTGTTCATTATGTAGGGAAGCTAGCAGACGGTGAACTGTTTGATAGCTCTCGTGATAGAGAAGCCCCCATTTCCTTCGAGGTCGGTGCCGGGACGATGATCCAGGGCTTTGAAAGCTCCGTTCTCGGTATGACAGTTGGGGAGACTAAGACAATTATCTTGACTCCCCAAGAAGCGTATGGGGAAAGCGATCCTACCCGCGTCCAGGCAGTACCTCGCACCGCCTTCGCCCCTCAGATGGAATTTGAGGAAGGTGCTGTAGTGCAGGGACATACTGATGTTGGGATGCCATTTATGGCTAAGATTCAGTCGTTTAGTGAGGATGAGGTCGTTTTGGACTTGAACCACCCGCTTGCAGGCAAGACTCTCAATTTTGAGATTGAGGTCGTGAGCATCGATAGCTGATTGAATACTTTCCGCAGGAGGGCACGGGGTTACAGGTGTCCTATTTTTACTAAGGCATGAGGGTGCAGATGGCGAATAAGAAGAACAAGGGAGCAGGCAAGCTCTCTATCGCAGATATGCGTAAGGTTGTAAACAAGAAGGCTGGTCGTGAAGCCGCTTGGGATCTTAAAAAAGATAACCCTACTGAGGTGAACCAATTCATCTCCACTGGTTCACGATGGTTAGACAGTATTATTTGCCGTGGCAAACTCGCAGGCGTTCCTGTTGGCAAAGTCACTGAGATCGCGGGGCTAGAATCTACAGGTAAGTCTTTTTTGGCAGCGCAGGTCGCCGCCAACGCCCAAGAAGAGGGAATTGATGTTGTTTATTTTGATGCCGAGTCTGCCATCGATCCCGACTTCCTTGTAAAAGCCGGATGTGACTTAGATAAGCTACTTTATGTACAGGCGGAATCCGTCGAGTTTGTGCTGGAAACCATTGAAGAACTTCTGGGGAACGCAGAGAACCAGCTTTTGTTTATTTGGGACAGCTTGGCTCTGACACCGAGCATTACTGACATTGAAGGGGACTTTAACCCTCTAAGCAGTATGGCAGTCAAGCCACGAATATTATCCAAGGGGATGGCGAAACTGGTACAGCCTCTAGCGAACGCTCAAGCTACGCTGCTGGTGCTGAACCAGCTTAAAACAAACATTACCCGTAGTGTGTCTGAGGCTCTTACCACTCCTTATTTTACGCCCGGTGGCAAGGCAATGCATTATACCTATAGCCTACGCATCTGGTTGACCGGGCGAAAAGCCAAAGCCTCGTTTATTGTAGACGACAAAGGTTTTCGCATCGGCTCAGAAGTCAAGGTGAAACTAGAGAAGTCACGTTTCGGAACCCAAGGTCGTCAATGTGCTTTTAAAATTTTATGGGGTGCCGAAGTTGGCGTCCAAGATGAAGAAAGCTGGCTTGAGGCGATCAAGGGCTCAGATGCTCTAGTAAGCCGAGGCGCATGGTATGCACTGCTTTATGCAGATGGCACTGAGGAAAAGTTTCAAGCCGCGCATTGGCGAGAAAAGCTCCAGCAACCAAAGTTTAAGGATCGGGTACTAAGGATAATTGAAGAAGAGGTCATTATGAAATTTGAGACCCGCGAAGGCGAAGCTTCATCTTTTTATGAGATTGACCCTGAAGAATCTTTGACTGACGCCGACGCGGTAGTTTAGAAGCTTATATTAGTAGTAAAAAACAACTTTTTGTCATTGACAAGCCCTCAAGTATAGTATATAATGGAATTACTTTTGAGGGCTGTTTTTATCTCAGGAATGGAATGGAGAGCGAAGTGGACGCGAGCAAAAAGAAAAGAATAATGATTATTGATGCGCTGAATATGTATTATCGCGCCTATATTGTCGACCCCTCCCTTTCAACAAACGGACAACCCATCGGCGGGATTAAAGGGTTTTTTAAAATTTTGCAGAAGCTTCTGCGTGAAACAAAGCCCGATAAAGTTATAATTTGCTGGGATGGCGCTGGAGGCTCACGCAAGCGCAAGAGCGCCGTTAAAGACTATAAGGCGGGCAGGAAGCCTATTCGGCTCAACCGCGCAATCCGCAATCTCTCCGAGAATGAAGAGGTTGAAAACAAAGTGTGGCAGCAGACACGTCTGATGGAATATTTGAATTGTTTGCCCGTGGTCCAGCTTGTGTTGGCGAGCGTAGAAGCGGATGATATTATTTCATATGTTTGCCGCACACATGCCTCGCTCGCTGGGTGGGAAAAACTAATCATCTCCAGCGACAAGGATTTTTTGCAACTCTGCGACGCCGAGACAGTGCTTTATCGCCCTATCCAAAAGGAGGCAATGAACACCCAGGGTGTCGTTCGTAAGTATGGCATTCACCCTGAGAACTTTGCTCTTGCCCGCGCTATAGCGGGAGATAAGTCGGATAATCTTCCTGGGATTGCCGGCGTGGGTCTTCCTACCATAGCAAAGCGTCTTCCCATGCTCAAGGAGTCTCGCACCGTAACAATTGATGAGCTTATGGATTATTGTGAGACTGTCGACTCCAAGGTTGCCGCCTATGTCAAGATTGTAGAAGGCAGGGAAGTTGTAGAGTTGAACTATAAGTTGATGCAGTTGTATGCTGCGAGCATACCAGTCCAGGGTAAAACCAAGATTGATTATGCCATAGACAACTGTGAGTATGCGCTTAATAAAACAGAGTTCATCAAAATGATGACTGAGGATGGTTTCGGTGAAGGAAACTGGAGCGCCCTTTTTCAGGTGATGAACAAAATAGCTTTTGACTTTGGTAATAACGGGGGCTCCCAATGACAGTTTCGAAGGAGCAGGTTGATTTTTCTCATTATGGGACAACCTTCCAAGAAAATTTAGTTACTCTTATTTTAGACGATCGCGTTTTCGCAGACCAGATCAATGAAGTGCTTGATATAGGCTTTTTAGAACTTAAGTATCTACAGGCTTTTGTCCGACACCTGTTTGATTATAGGCATAAGTATGGCACTCACCCCTCTCGAAGCACTTTTTCCACCGTATTGAAAGCTGGACTCACTGCCGAGAATGAGTTAGTCCGCAACCAGACATTAGATTTTTTCAATTCTCTTCCCGACGATGCCACCGAAGGCTCCGCGCACACCAAGGAAACTGCACTCGATTTCTGTAAGAAGCAAAAACTGAAGGGTGCCATGATGCGCTGCGTCGGGCTCATCAAGACATCTAGTTTCGATGAGATTAGCAAGGTTATGAATGATGCCCTGCTGCTTGGGGCAGACAGCAATCACGGTTATGATTATCTGGTGGACTTTGAACAGCGCTTTGCTATCAAGGCTCGCAATCCCATAACCACAGGGTGGAACAAAATAGATGCAATTTGTAACGGCGGCTTAGGTGCTGGGGAGCTTGGTGTCGTCGTGGCTCCCACCGGAGCGGGAAAGTCCATGGCTCTCGTTCACTTAGGCGCTCAGGCAGTCATGGCAGGAAAGACGGTCATACACTATACGCTAGAGCTACAGGACACCGTAGTTGCTCTTCGTTATGACAGTTGTATTACGGGCGTTCCACTCACGGGGATCTTTAGCCATAAAGACGCAATTTATGAAAAGGTGCAAGAGGTGCCTGGGAGGCTTATTATTAAAGAATACCCTACCAAAACTGCCTCCACCGAAGTTATCAAAGCTCACCTTGAGCGACTTCAGCGCCAACATGTCGACGTCGGGATGGTGATTGTGGATTATGGAGATCTTCTACGCCCCGTCAGCGCCCAGCGCGAAAAGCGTAACGAGCTAGAATCGATATATGAACAGTTGCGTGCCATCGCTCAAATCTTTAATTGCCCCGTATGGACAGCCTCCCAGACTAATCGTTCGGGACTCAATGCTGAAGTTATTACTATGGAGTCCATTTCTGAAGCGTTCAATAAGTGTTTCGTCGCAGATTTTATTTTTACAATTTCGCGCACTATCGAAGATAAAAGCAGTAATGAGGGGCGCATCTTTGTGGCGAAGAACCGCAATGGTCCTGATGGGATGGTGTTTCCCATATTCATGGACACTCGCAACGTACAGATCAAGGTCCTTTCTCAAAGCTTGCAATCCGTTGGAGACCTTGTAGCCAAGTCTACAAAACAGCAAGCCGAGTCCCTAAGAGAGAAATACAAAAGCTTTAAGCATGACAAGAAGGATAATTAAATGAGCAACAAGAAAGATATTTCCATAGACATTTTGTCCAACATCACCGTTCACATGAAATATGCCCGCTACTTGGAAAAGAAGCAACGTCGTGAAACTTGGCGTGAAATTACTAATCGTAATAAAAATATGCATATTAAAAAGTACCCTCACTTGCGAGAGGAGATCAACGAGGCGTACAAGCTTGTTATGAAAAAGCAAGTGCTTCCTTCGATGCGCTCAATGCAGTTTGCCGGCAAATCTATTGAAGTTGCCCCCAATCGTGTTTTCAACTGTGCCTACCTTCCCATTGACGACTGGCGCTCTTTTAGCGAAGTGATGTTTCTTTTATTGGGGGGTACTGGAGTTGGGTATTCGGTTCAGCGTCACCATGTGGAAAAGCTGCCTGAGATTCGCAAGCCTAATCCCGAGCGTTCACGACGTTTTTTGATTTCAGATTCAATTGAGGGCTGGGCAGATGCAGTAAAGGCTTTGGTGAAGTCTTACTTTTATGGTGGGTCCACTCTTCGTTTCGATTTTAGTGATATTCGCCCCAAGGGGGCGAAGCTTATAACTTCTGGCGGCAAAGCCCCAGGTCCCCGTCCGCTGCAAGAGTGTCTCGTAAAGCTCGAAGGCTTGTTGAGCGAGAAAGAAGACGGAGACCAGCTAGAGCCCGTCGAGGTTCACGATTTGATTTGCCATGTGGCAGACGCGGTTTTAGCTGGAGGTATCCGCCGCGCAGCGCTCATCTCACTGTTCTCGGCAGATGATAATGAGATGCTTTCGGCAAAGTCCGGCTGTTGGTGGGAGACCAACCCACAACGCGGTCGTGCAAATAATTCGGCGGTCTTGCTTCGACATCGGATTACAAAGGAGTACTTTCTGAATTTATGGTCTCGCGTCCAAGCCTCCGGCGCAGGCGAACCGGGCTTTTATTTTTCTAACGATAAAGATTGGGGCACCAACCCCTGCTGTGAGATCGGTCTTCGCCCCTATCAATTTTGCAATTTGACAGAGGTTAACGTTAGCAACGTCAAAGATCAGCATGATCTAGAGACTCGCGTCCGCGCCGCCGCTTTTTTAGGAACCCTTCAAGCAGGCTATACTGATTTTCACTATCTCCGTCCCGTATGGCAGAGAAATACTGAAAAAGAGGCTCTCATTGGGGTGTCAATGACCGGCATTGCATCGGGCACTGTGCTCGGAGAGGATATAAGTTTATCCGCCGCCGCCCAAGTGGTGAAAGCCGAGAACAGACGTGTCGCGGCTCTTATCGGAATTAGCCCCGCCAGCCGTACCACTTGCGTGAAGCCAGCGGGAACCACTTCTCTAACACTAGGAACAAGTTCGGGCATCCATGCTTGGTTTGATCGATACTATATTAGACGTGTCAGGGTCGGGAAGAATGAAGCCATTTATAATTATTTGTTGAGCGCCGCACCGGAGATGATTGAAGATGATTATTTTCGCCCGCATGACACCGCAGTTATTTCTGTCCCTCAGTCGGCTCCTGACAATTCTATTTTGCGTACTGAGTCTGCATTGTCTCTGCTCCGACGTATAAAAAAGATCACAACTGAGTGGGTCAAGCCGGGACACGTTAAAGGGCAAAATACTCATAATGTATCTGCCACTATTTCAGTCCGTCCTTTTGAATGGGAGGACGTGGGAGAGTGGATGTGGGATAATCGCCATGTCTATAACGGCTTGGCAGTCCTTCCTTATTCAGAAGCAGATCACACCTATGTTCAGGCACCTTTCGAGAGTTGCTCAAAGGAAACCTATGAAGCCTTATATGACTCTCTCGTTGCTTTGGACCTCACCGACATCCGCGAGGATACAGATGACACAGACCTCCAAGGCGAGCTTGCGTGTGCCGGCGGCATGTGTGAAATTAAATGAAAAAAAGACTTGACAATCTACAAATTTTGTTGTATGATAGATGTTATTAGAAAGGGGTTATTACTATGACTCAGGATACGAAGAGCACTACGGATGAAGATACTGAAATAAGCAAGGAGGAGCGCATTCAAACTTATGTGAAGTCCTTGCATGCAATTGAGGAGGCGATGGAGCCTTTTAAGGAACAGAAGCGCAACCTTAAGGGCAATTATGTCGAGAACGGTTGGCTCAACAAGGAGGACATCTCTCTGGCAGTAAAGGCGTATCGCCTGTTCAAGAATGATGTAGACATGGAACAATTGATGGATTATTATGATACGGTCAAGCGTTCTAAGAAGAGCGTGGCATAAGTGAGTTTTGTGCCAATGAATCGCCACCTGCTGGTTCGCCCAGCCGGAGCTTACGGGGACGAAGAAACCACTGGGATTATCCTCCCCCAAGCCTACATAAACGCACAAGAACATGTGTCTGTAGAGGTGCTCTCGGTTGCTGCCGACTGCACTGCTCTTAGTCAGACACCGTTGCAGGGCTGTACCATAGTGGTGCCTAAAAATATGATTTTAGAAATTAGTACCGGCACTGTGACTTATAATTTGATACAGGAAAATTATATTCTTGGGGTCATCACCCCTTCTTAGGGGGTCACCAAGAAAGAGGATTTAGATGACTGCATACATACTTTGTAGTGCCATGGTGGCAGCAGGCTTTGGGACAAACGTTGACATAGCTTGTGATAATGCTGCGGCGGTTATAGAAGCGTCGCGAGAATACGAGCTAGACCCGTTGGTCCTGGCGGCACTCATTCAAGTAGAGAGCCACTGGAGCCCCCGCGCTCGCTCTTCCCGAGGCGCTTGTGGGCTAACCCAGGTATTGCCTCGATTTACTCTCCCTCGCGTTTCGTGCCGCACTCTTACCCGCAACCCTGATGTGGCGATCGTGCAGGGCGCTCGCGCCCTCCGCTCTTGGATCAACCGCGCCGGCACCCAGGGTAGCCCCTCTCGCCAGCTCCAGCAGGGACTCTGCGGATATAATGCGGGCAACACCTGCTATACCTCTAGGCGCACCTGGCGTGGTCCTGGGCGGGCTTATGCCCGACGTGTAATGCGGCTTGCTAGTAGCCTCCGCCGAGCAATGGAGACCATTCGCACCCTGGACACGAGCCCGAGTTCGACTGAAACGGGGACCACCCTTGAAGAGTGGTACATCATGGAAGGGTGTGGGCTATGAGTGCATATGCTGTTTATTATGAGAAGATCCCCGCCCACCTTAAGCGCGTCAATGGATTTAGTGAAGACTATAGGGACCTCCCCCTTCATCAAAAAGCGTTCATTGAACAAGTCTTCGGATTGACCACCGAGTGGGTAATTACCCTACCAGACGGTCGCCAGATCCACGTCCAGCCTCAGCTTCAGCTTGACCCTGCATCGAAAGGCGTATAGCCTTGACTGAAGATCGGACAACAAGTACAATCCCGTTTGTGGGACTACACGCACACAGCGTGGCAGGCTCTCCATTTGATGGTCTAGGCTACCCCTCTGAGCATATGGACTACGCCTATCAGAATGGGATGGATGCCCTGGCTCTTACCGACCATGGCAACTGCAATGGGCTCGCTTATCAAGTACTCCATGCAAAAAAGATGCACTCGGAGAGCCGCGAGTTTAAGCCTATTTTTGGCGTGGAAGCATACTTTTTGCCCTCTATTGAGGAGTGGAAAGAGACTTATGAGCAAGCTAAGTTAGAAAAAAAACTAGCTAAGAAGATAAAGGACGCTGGGCAAGGTGGCGCGGTTGTAGAAGATGAAAACCGAAGCGTCAAGAGCGCCATAAACCGCCGACGCCACCTTATCCTGTTGGCTCAGAACCAGACGGGTCTTTCTAATATTTTCAAATTAGTGTCTCAGTCTTATGCTGAAGGGAATTTTTATCGATTCCCGAGGCTGGATTATGCTTTGCTAGAAAAATATAATGAAGGGATCATTGCTTCTTCCGCCTGTCTTGGAGGGGTATATGCCGGCAGCATGTGGGAGAACCAAGAAGAGGGTTCGGAAGCAGTATTAGAAGCCATGCGGGATACTACGCGCAGAATGCTAGCCATCTTCGGAGACCGCTGGTACGGAGAACTTCAGTGGAACTCCATTCCTGAGCAACATCAATTAAATCAGTATATTATTCAGGTATGCAAGGAATTTGGCGTCAAGCTTATTTCCACTGCCGACAGTCATTATCCGTCCCCCGAGCTATGGAGGGACCGCATTCTTTATAAGAAGCTGGGGTGGCTAAGCAGCTATTCCGCCGATGAAGAATTTTCTCTTCCCAACTCCGTAGATGAAGTTGGCTATGAACTTTATCCCAAGAACGGCGATCAGATGTGGGAATCCTATAAGAGATATGCCGCCGAAGCTGCCATAGAATATGACGACTCTTTGGTTCTGGAGTCTATCAAGGAAACTTGCATCATTGCACATTCTCGTATTGAAAGCTTTTTGCCTGACAATACCGTGAAGCTTCCCTCTTTTGTTGTGCCCGAAGGAGAGGAGCCAGAGGCTGCTCTGGTTCGTCTTAGCGTTGTAGCACTCAAGGAGATGCTTCGCCGACGCACAGATATCACGCCGGACATGGCTCAGCAATATGCTGCCCGCCTCAAAGAGGAACTCCAGATTATTAATGATCGGGGCTTTTCTAAATATTTTTTGACGATGAGCGCCATTGCAGACAAGGCTGTCCAAAACCAACTCACTGGACCGGGTAGAGGCTCGGCAGCAGGCTCGCTAGTATCTTATGCATTGGGCATAACACAAGTAGACCCTATCAAGTATGGTCTTTTGTTTAGTCGCTTTTTGCGTAAGGACGCCACCGATTATCCTGATATTGACTACGATGTTTCGGATCCGATGGCGCTGAAAGATTTTTTGGCGAAAGAGTGGGGAGAAAACACTGTAGTCCCGATCTCTAATTGGAATACGTTACAGCTCCGCTCCTTGATCAAGGACATCTCAAAGCTATATCAGATTCCGTTTACGGAGGTAAATGCAGTTACCGGTCGAATGCTCTTTGAAGCAACCCCGCTTGCCAAAGCAAAGCATGGGATCAAGGCAGGCGTCTATGTACCAACCTTTACCGAGGTTATGGAATATAGTAGCACTCTCAAAGCCTTTCTTGAGAAGTACCCCCAAGTAAAAGTTCACGTTGAAACATTGTGTGGGCAAGTGCGCTCTTGCTCCCGTCACGCCGGGGGCGTCGTTATTGGGGAGAATTTAGATGAACAAATGCCCCTGATTGTCTCTGGTGGCGTCCGCCAGACACCGTGGTCAGAAGGGCAGCATGTGAGGCACTTAGAGCCGCTTGGGTTTATTAAGTTTGATATCCTTGGCTTAGGAACACTGCGGATGATCGAGGGCGCAATTCGACATGTTTTAAAGAGGCACCATGATATGCCCCACCCCACGTTTGACGATGTACGCCAATTTTATAATAACCAGCTTCATCCCGATGTTCTCAATCTTCATGATGCTAGTGTCTATTCAGAGATCTTCCATCAGGGTGCGTGGGCAGGTGTTTTTCAATTTACTGAATCTGGCGCACAGTCTTTTTGCACGAATGTGAAGCCAAATAGTATTATTGATATTGCTGCGGTCACTTCCATTTTTCGCCCTGGTCCGCTTTCAGCCGGCGTGGATAAGAAGTTTATTGAAGCCAAGGAGCATCCCGCCCGCATTAAGTATGTACATGATATTGTGCGTGATGTTACTTCTGAGACCTATGGTTTTTTGATTTTTCAAGAGCAAATTGCCACCTTGGCTCATCGTTTAGGAAAGGGCATTTCTCTTGATGAGGGAAACCTCCTTCGAAAGTTGTTGACCAAAAAGGGCACCGGAAAAGGTGCTGAGGCAAAGCAGCGCATTTATAATAAGTTTGTTGAGGGGTGTGCCGATAAAGGCATCTCGCGCCCCGACGCAGATGAGATTTGGTCTACCTTTGAGTTCTTCTCAGGGTATGGCTTCAATAAATCACATGCGGTATCCTATAGCATCTTGTCCTATCAGTGCGCGTGGCTGTTACACTATTACCCTGCGGAGTGGTCAGCAGCATTTTTGGATAAAGAGCCTGAACGTCGAAAAGAAAAGGCTATCAACTTAGTCAAGCACTTGGGCTTTAAGGTAAAGTCTCTTGATATCAACACGTCGGGTGTAGTGTGGGAGATTGCACCGGACAACCGGACGTTAGTACAACCTCTTACATCTATTAAAGGTCTGGGTGACGCTGCCATCAAGCAGATTATAGATCACCGCCCTTTTGATTCCGTGGACGAATTTTTGTTTGACGAGGAGATTATTTATTCCAAGCTGAACAAGAAGGCTATCGACGCTCTAGTTCGGAGCCAGGCACTCGACTGCTTGATGGATGAAAGGTTTTCTGGCATGAAGCATTTTTGGTCAGCAGTTGCGGTCGACCGCCCTAAGAACCGCAAGAAGCTTGCAGAGAACATTGAACTGTATCGCCCTGAAGGTGATTTTTCGACTGAAGAGAAGATCGAATATCTGGTATCACTCACCGGAGCGTTCCCCATGGCTTTGGTTATGAGTGAGAAGGTCCGCACAGAGCTTACTGCCCACGGTGTCCCACCATTAGGGGAGTTTGACACTGATATCGGTGCCGCTTGGTTTATTCCCCGTGAAGTTATAGAGAAGAGAACCAAAAAGGGGAAGCTTTATTGGATCTTGCGGGTCATTGATTCGACAAGCACCACCACGTCTATTAAGTGCTGGGGGGTAAAGCCAGAGATTGATGTGGTGCATATTAACCACCCCTACATGGCAAAGCTAGATTATGATGCCCAGTGGGGCTTTAGTACGCGAAGCTTACGCAGAAATTTTAGGCTATTAGCGTAAGCCTAAGGAGAAAAATAAAATGATTATTGAATATACAAAAGTCCGTCCGAACGTTATTGCGCCAACTCGCGCCAACCCAAGTGATGCCGGCTTGGATGTGTTTTATTGTCCAGCGGAACAAAAGGTGCCTCCCGCAGTTGAAATTTTACCAGGGGAGTCCAAACTGTTTCAGACTGGCTTGCGCTTCGGCGTCCCTCACGGTTATATGCTGGAAGTGAAAAACCGCTCTAGCGTTGCAGCAAAGAGAAGCCTCCTCGTTGGGGCATGTGTTATTGACTCTGGGTATGATGGTGAGGTGTTCATCAACCTTCATAACGTCGGCAATAGCACCCAGTGGGTTTACCCTGGGGCAAAGATTGCACAGATGGTAATGGTGCCTGTAATTACTTTTCGAGCGGTTGAGTGTGCTGACGGCGGCTTGTATGCCCGTGAGCCCATCACGATAAGCGATCGAGGCGAAGGCGCTCTGGGTTCTACGGATGCGAAGAAGGCAGGAGCCTAATGAATCGCAAGGAGCGCAGAGCACTCAAGAGTGCTGCCAAGAAAGCGGGCACAGATATCGCTGACCTTGAGAAGTCTCTCGGGATGTTTGATATGCTCCCCGACGCATGCACTTCCTGTGCGCGTGAATTCGATAAGGGCTCTCGTGAGATGGCATTTACCTGGCGGGTTGTGGTGCGAAAAGACCCCGATATAGTAAGGCTGTTTTGTCCTGCTTGCACGGACAAGGCAAAAGAGGTTGCAGATAAAAATATAGGAGGCAAAGATGTCGGCTAAGTTATGGAGCAAAGATAGTGGCGCAGTGGGCTTTAGTTCAAAAAGCGCAGACTGGGAAACCCCCCAGGGCTTCTTTGATAAGCTCAACAAGAAGTACCATTTTACCCTAGACCCGTGTGCCACCGCCCAGTCGGCGAAGTGTGCTACATATTTTACGGAGAAGGATGATGGTTTGAATCAAAGTTGGGAGGGGCATACCGTTTTTATGAACCCTCCTTATGGGCGAGAGATCAAGAACTGGATCGAAAAGGCATATCGCGAATCGCAAAAAGCTGATACAACGGTAGTTTGTTTGATCCCGTCGCGCACCGATACTAAGTATTGGCACGAGTATTGTATGAAAGCACGGGAGATCCACTTTGTGAAAGGTCGCCTCAAGTTTGGAGGATCAAAGAACGCCGCCCCTTTCCCGTCCGCAGTCGTTGTTTTTAGTTCCACCCCAAGCTATCACACGCTGAAGCTTGTGCGGGGTGAGTCATGAGCGACAATAGGTTGAAACTTCTTACAATACCCGACGCTCTGACTTATGATGACGTATTGTTGGTCCCTCAGTATAGCGACATTGAGAGCCGCCAAGAAGTTAATTTACATAGCGCCCTTGACGAGGTTCTGAACATCAAGCTTCCGATCATTTCGAGCCCCATGGACACGGTGACCGGCACTGAAATGGCAGCGACTTTAGCGGTCTTGGGTGGCTTGCCCATCGTGCATCGCTACAATTCAGTCCCTGAGCAAGCGCAAATTATTAAGGATGCAATAGAGATGACCGACCTTATCACCGCTCCAATAATCGGAGCCGCCGTGGGTGTCTCAGGGGACTTTGAGGATCGAGCCGCCGCAGCCTATGATGCCGGCGCTCGCGTGATCTGCGTGGATGTTGCTCACGGTCATCACATTTTAGTTAAGCGTGCGCTGGCACGTCTACGGCGGTTTGGAAATGACTTGCACATCATGGCTGGGAACGTAGCTACTCTCGCAGGCTTCAACAGCTTGGCGGATTGGGGCGCAGATAGCGTGCGTTGTAATATTGGCAGCGGCAGTTGTTGTACTACAAAAATCCAGACAGGTCACGGCGTCCCTGGGCTACAGACGATTCTTGACTGTGCCGCTTCCGATCGTGATGCGAAGATTATTGCCGATGGCGGAATCCGCAATTCAGGAGATATTGTGAAGGCGCTCGGCGCAGGCGCAGACTTCGTCATGTTGGGTTCAATGTTGGCGGGGACTAACGAAACCCCCGGTCGTACAATTGTTCACGCCGATGGCACTCAACGAAAAGTCTATCGCGGCATGGCATCGAGACAAGCCCAAGAGGATTGGCGCGGTCGTGTATCGAGTCTAGAAGGGGTTGCTACCACTGTCCCATGTAGGGGTCCCGTTGGGAACATAATTGACTTCGCTACGCAGGGGATTCGAAGCGGATTGTCTTACAGCGGCGCTCGAACCATCCAAGAGTTCCAAGCAAAAGCAAGGTTTGTTCGTCAAACTAATGCAGGGCAACTTGAGTCCGCGCCTCATATTCTTCAAGGACCTGGCTGATGGCAAAAGAAAACGATAAGAGAATTACGTTTTACTATACCGAAGCAGGTCACAAAGAATTTAGGAGAGCCCTCAAGGACTATGAAGTATCACAAAGTTTATTTTTTCGTATTATGATGGAGGGGCTGGTTGCCGGTGAACCGTCTGTTGTGTCTTTTGTTAAGCGGAAAAAGAAAGCCTTAGATAAAAAGAAAGCGAAGCGTCATACTAAGAAGCAGAAGCCTCGTAAGGTGGAGCGTGATAATATGACATATAATGAGAGAGAACTTGAGAATATTTTTGATTTATTAGAAAGAAATGGTGCGATCAGATGAAGTGTATGAAGATGTGTAAACAACATGATGTGAGTTGTCCTAATTCCGATTGTCGTAATTGGATTGATTATGAAGAAGATTTAAATTGCACCTATATAGCAGTAGAAAAGCACGGATCGATGACTCTCCGCCAAATTGGAGAACGGGAAGGGGTCACACACGTTGCTGTAAAATACATTGTGGATAGTGCCGGAACTAAATTGCGAAAAAAACTAAGACCATATCAAGGCTAGAGTCTTTTTTAGCGTTGCAGAAAAGATGACTTTTTTGGATTTTACATACTATTTACTAATTGCAAATATCAAAACCCCGACTTTATCGGCGGTTGATTGTTAGGAGAGAAAAAAATGAGTGAAAAGAAGCTATTAAGTGAATCCGCTGTACGCCGTTTGATGAAGTATGCCAATCTAGACCAAACCACTGCCGAAGAGTTTTTGGCTCGGAATGCCATCCAAGAAGAGGAGTCATCGCAAGAGCTGGAGCTTGATGCTGCTGCTGACTTAGATGATGCTAACGCAGACCTTGAAGGCGCAGCCGCCGATCTCGCTGACGCTACTGCCGATATTGAAGACGCAGAAGAAGATCTGGTCGCCGCCGCCGAAGCCCCTATGGATGAGGATCAGGTGGAGGCTCTTGTGGATGCGGTCTTGTCCGCTATTAGCGACGTGACTGGCGTTGAGGCTGAAGTTGTCTCTGACGTTGCCGCCGCCGAGCTTGAAGATGATGCAGCAGAAGCAGACATTGCCGCTGACGCCGAAATGGACGCAGCCGATGACGAACTCGAACTTGCTGGCAGCGAAGACATTGTAGCCATGGCTGAGAAGCAGGGCGAAGACGATCGTGACGACGAGCGTGAAGGGGAACGCCTTGGTGCCATTGACAAGCACGAGGATGAGACCGAAAAAGATCGCCGCGATGATGTCCTGGGCGACCGCGGCAAGCGCACAGCGGCGAACGAGGCTGCTCTTGTTGCTCGCGTCACCCGCCGCGTTGCTGAGCGCTTGCTCAACAGCGTGAAGCCGAAAGCCACCCCTGACGCCACCGAGTAAAAGAAAACTTACCCCCCAGTTGAGGTAAGAATTTACTTAAAGTTTAGAGCCAGATAGTGTATTATATAAGCATTATGTGGCTCTTTTTTTGTTTTGTGGGGTGCTTTTTATATGTATAGTGGTGTTATTATTGGGATTATTCTGGGTTTTGTAGGTGGTGCTTTTTGCATTCGACTAATTACTAAGGTAATGTTACGCAACCTTATTGCTGCCGCCGAGGTAGAAGCCCTTGCGGCGATAGCCCATGGGGCTGAACTATATCATTCCTCACGCGCCCTGTTGGATTTAGTAGCATTTCATGTTGATGATGAAGAGCGGGATCGACTGCATCTTATGCAGCAGGTCACAGCGCATCGCTACGCCGCGTGGCAAGATAGGGCTCTTGAACACTTAGCGGCACACCACCCGTCAGCTATGAATGAGGGCGATGGCTCTTGGAACGACGCTATGACCGCCGCACTTAAAAACACCGCCCCCATCCGCCACCCAGAGAAATAACAACCTAAGGAGCACCATGACAAAGAAGACGAAAAAGAAAGGCAGCAAGAAAAAGACAACAGTGGAAGAGCAGCCGACGACATCGCCAGAGGACGCACCGGAGGAGGGATTAGAAGGACTAGAACTCCCCCCTTATATGATCTTACAGATGCCGGCGGAACCCCGGTCTGCCGCTGCCCCTTCCCCTATTCGGGTCACAGGGCTTGTGGGAGATGTGACGGAAGACAAGGCGGCAGACGTCCTCAGTGCCATTATTAGTCTTATGGATAAAGGGCGCAGGGAAACTATGAACGAGGATGGAACCGTTGAGGTGTCTTATCTCCCCTTTGAAATTGTGGTCTCCACCAACGGCGGCTCGGCTTCAGAAATGTTTTCACTCTTTGACTTGATAAACTATGCCAAAGAGAGATATGAGGTGCGTACACTCGGCTTGGGTAAGGTGATGTCAGCGGGGGTCCCTCTCCTTGCGGCAGGCACTAAAGGCTCCCGCCGCATTGGGCGCAATTGTCGTGTGATGCTTCACTCGGTCGTAGCTGCCTTTGGGGGCTCCATGCACGATCTCGATGCTGAGATGGACGAGGTGCGGTGGGCACAGGAAAAGTATATTGATGCTCTTGTGCAAACCACGGATATGACCAAGGCTTATATTCGCAAGCTTCTTAAAAGAAAAGTAAATGTTTATCTGACGGCTCAGGAGGCTGTGGATCTAGGCATCGCAGATGAGATAATCTGATGGGGGTTGAGGAAAAGATTTTTTATAATGAAGGCACCGCCGCCCGCTTTGGGTGGTTCCCTTCATGGTTCGGGGTAAAACACTTTGATTCCGAACTGATCCGCCAAATCCGACGCTGGCAAAAGAAGCACAAACTAAAGGCAGACGGTCTCGTGGGTCCTAAAACCTTTCGGCGCATCTACACAGAAAAAGAAGCGGAGAAGGATCCTATTATAGAAACGGAGCCCGCGCTTACTGGAACTTTAGTTTATAATGGTGAAGATGTTCCGATTGCGTGGGATAAGGTGGTCGCCTGGGAAGATGCCCCAGACTCAATTATCGTGCCCAACAGTGGGGCGTATTACGCCTATGAGAAGGGCGAACGCGAAATAAACTTTTTTGTAAATCATTGGGACGCCACGTTGTCCGCTGCCACTTGTAGTAAAATATTGGCTCGCCGCAACTTATCGGTTCATTTTTGTATTGATAATGATGGGACCATATATCAGTTATTGGATATGCAACATGCTGCCAAACATGCGGGACGTGCCAACCGGACTTCCGTAGGGGTGGAGATCAGCAATGCCTATTACTTAAAATATCAACCCACCTATAAGCGAAAGGGCTTTGGTGAGCGCCCGGTTATATCAGACGCGACTGTTCACGGTGTAAAGTTGTCCCCCTTTACCGGCTTTTACCCGGTGCAGATCGAAGCATTAAAGGCTCTCTGGTCGGCAGTAGCTGATGCCACCGGTATCCCCTTGGAATGCCCTCTTGATTCCAATGGGGAACTAGTTACGGGCGTACACCACCGCGCCCGTCGCAATTCGTTTAAAGGTTTTGTAAATCATTACAACCTTTCTCGGAAAAAGATTGACTGTGCAGGGCTCGAATTGGACAAACTATTGCAGGAGATAAAAGATGAAAAAGCGTGATCTTGATAAGATAATTGATGAGGCTTTTGAGCGACAGCAAGTGGCTGAAGTAAAGCTTACGCCTGCGTTTCTTCGCGAGATGATTGAAGAAGTCGTTGAAGACGAAGCCCCTTTAGCCAAAATGATTAGGGAGGGAGCGGAAACTATTGGTGCCGATATAAACGAAATTTGGTTTGCTTATTTGGCGGCTGGCGGAAATTGGAATAATCTAGGTGATGGTACTCTTGCTCAAAAAACCTTGGACGAGCGAGTTGCAGCGCTTCAGTCTGCAACGAAAAGCCCGCAAGAAGCCCAGGAATATATTGATATCCAAAAAGGGAGAGCAAAAAAATCTCTTGAAGAGGTAAAAAAGTGGGGCAGCAGCAACAAATACAGCGGAAAGATTGTAAAGGCATATTGGACAGCTAGAGAGGGCACGTTGCAGCGAGTTGTCAATGAAGACAACGAGGGCGACAAGATCCCCGTTAAACAGGGGGGTAGTGGTGGTAACCCAACTGACGTTGCTCTTAGGTTTAGCGACGGCAAGCTTTTAGGGGTATCATTAAAGTCTACCGGAGGATCGGGAAATATAACTTTTAAAAATGGCGGATTCGGATCTACAGTCAAGCGGCTGGAGGCGCTAGGTGTCGCAACTGACTACACAAAAGGCGTGAAGCTTTGGGGCAAAGCCGACTGGAAGGAGGTGGTAAGGCAAGCCAGGGTCGAAGCAGGCAGCGATCTGCCAATGGCGCTGACAGAAGCTCCTGCAAAGTTGCGAGCACAGCCACAAACGGTTCGTAAAATGTACGCCCAAGCACTGCAATATTTTGCCGAACCTGAGTCGGAAAGGATGGAATTTTTACTTAGAAAATATAGGAATCAGGCGGTGGCACAGAAAAAACAACAGGAGCTTGAAGAGTGGGGAAGGTACTTAGAAGCGATTATTCCGACCGATCAATTAGGTGGAAAGACGTTTCAAGAATTTGCCCGAGATCGATACCAAGAGTTGAAAGATCGTGGCAACGAAATGCTGGGAAAAGCTAGAGACATTATGTTGCATTCAATGAATCAGCTTGACAGAGATCAAAGGAAAGCCTTTATTTTGACGGAATATATAAATGCCAGCGCACAGACGCCGTATTGGGTTAAAGCTACTGGAATGGGCACGAAAGAGCCTTATACCGCGAAAATCGAAGACCCGATCAACAACCCCATGTATCTGGCTTTGAACACAGAAGAAATTACATTTGAGCCTGTGGCTTCTGGCACTATTGGCGTGAGGGCTGGCGGGGCAAAAATCATGAAGATTCGCGCCAAATGGGAATCTACGCCCCTTACTACTAGTATTAAGACAGATGCTACTAAATGGTAGTTCATTAAAATGAGCGGCGATCCCTGGAAA